ATAAACAAAAAGGTGTGAAGGAAGGCCATGCAGACCAACAACGAAAAATCTTCAAGAAGAACGGCAAGCCAGTAGGTGAAGTTGGTATTGACCGTGAGTCAAGTCCCGGCAACGGCCAATGGTATATGAAGTGCTATGCTTACAATATAGATAATGCAGGCTACGATTCATACGAAGAAGCCGTTGAAGAACTAAAATATTGCTTAAAGCAAGGTGTGGCGGAAGAAGTAGATACTGGTGAATATGATGCACGTAAATCTACCCATAAAGGTAATCCTACTAAAGAACAAGAGAAAAGCTTCCGTGAGAAAGTAAAGCAATATGGTGACGAATTAGAACAACGTCAAAAAGAAAAAGAACAAACTGTTAAAGAAGGTTTGAATGAAAATTCTGAGATAATTAGAATTCGTAAATTATCAGGGTTAGTATAATGCGTGAGTTAATGGATTTAGAATCTTGGGTTAATAACGTCATCTTAGAAAAAACTTCTAATATGTTAGGTACTCAAATAAAGGGAAAGGCAGATAGACCTTTATCCAGAAAAATAGATATATTATACAAAGCAGAAAAGGCACACCCTGAGTTAAGCCCAGAACAAGCGTTGGCATTGTATATGAATGACCAGCTTGTAGATAATGAAAAATTAGATTTTGCACAAAACAAAATCATTAATCAACAAAAACGTGATAATGAAAAACTGCGTAGGTCATTACAGGATCTAAGTTCTGAATTACATGACCATGAGCGCCAAGCACAAGAAACAGATCGTGAAGTTGCAAGATTAAAAGACTTAAGTGCTAAACTAAAACCAGCAGGTGAAATAGCTAGAGTTGCCGCTAAAGCAAACGCTGACCAAGTTCAATCAATGCTCAAAGATTTAGAGCAAGTAAAAAACAATCCAAAAATTAATGACCAACAATTCAAAGAAATTTCTGACAAAGTAAAACAATTACAAAATTCAGGTACCGGTAAAGAAGTTGAAAAAACACAAGAAACGTTAAAGGTTCTTGCTAATGCTCAAGAATTAGGTAAAGAACAATATGATAGAGCATTGGATGCATTGGAAAAATCATACAGAGAAAACATAGCCAAAGAAAAAAGATTCCAAGCTAGTACTAAAAGAAATGCAGATATGAAAGGTTCTTGGGGTATTAAGTTTAAAGACTTAAATGACAAGATTAAACAAATAGAAGCCAAAGCTGATTCCGTGAAAGATTTGGATGATTTTTATAATGGCGTATTAGCCAGAGCTGATGATGTGGAATCTAAAACAGAACAATTAGAAAATACTGCATATCAATTACAAGATCAAGTTGAGCGATTATATGATTTAATTGCCAAAGTTAATAACATAAATCCTCCTAAATTTAAAATACCACAACATCCTGAAAGTAATATACCTCCGCCTTTATTTCAACAAAATCAAGCGGATAATGAACCAGAAGTTTCAGCCAATGATCCAAAAAATGAACCAGAAGTTTCAGCCAATGATCCAAAAACTGATTTAATCAATCAAGAAAAATTGGCAGAAAATGATCCAATGATAACATTTACAGATGAAGAACCTCAGGGTTATGATAACATGATAGAAAATGCTATTGATGATTTAATACCTTGGTTCGCAAAGGAGTATCCTGAATATATAAACAAATTTCCAGAAGATCAAATCAGACAAATTATGCGTAGGACCATAGGCGCAGGACTTATGATATATGGTTCTTCCCCTACCAAGGATGAAATTTTTAGATATTTAGAAAGAGTTATAGTATTACTCAACAGAGAGGCTGGAATAGTAAAAGTGCAGGTACCTGTAAGATATTCAAAACAACAAAAACTGAAATTTCAAGAATCATTATTACAGAATTTTTCTAATGATTTGGATAAACTAACTAAAATCTAATTTAACCAAAAATACCCTTAAAAAAGTATATTTACCCACAAAGGTGATAAATACTATTGACACTCTGAGAAAGTATGTTATACTCTTTCATGTGTTAGTCACATAATTATGTGTGGCGACTATTAAAAACAAAGACCAACTTAAGGATATTATATTATGGCATCATTAGCAGAAATTCGTGCACGTATTGCGGCACAAGAAAACAAATCAAACAACACTGGTTCTAACAACCAGCAATCAGATAACTCAATCTACCCCCACTGGAATATGGATGAAGGCGCAACAGCGACTATTCGTTTCTTGCCAGATGCAGATCCAAAGAATCAATTCTTTTGGGTAGAAAGACAAATTATCAAACTTACATTCAATGGTGTAAAAGGTGATCAAAACGTAAAGCAAATTCAAGTACAAGTTCCTTGTATTGAAATGTATGACCCTTCACTTTCTTGCCCAATCTTGGCAGAAGTTCGTCCATGGTATAAAGACGAATCATTGAAAGAAATGGCTAACAAATATTGGAAGAAACGTAGTTATCTATTTCAAGGTTTTGTTCGTCAAAATCCTATTGCAGAAGATAAAACTCCTGCAAATCCAATTCGTAGATTTATCATTAGCCCACAAATTATTCCTCTTATCAAAACAGGTTTGATGGATCCAGAGCTACTAGATTTACCAACAGACTATACTAAAGGTCTTGACTTTGTTATTCGTAAAACAAGCAAAGGTGGTTATGCTGATTATGGTACGAGCGGTTTTGCACGCCGTGAATCAGCACTAACAGATGCAGAACAATCAGCAATTGATAGTTTTGGTTTGTATAACCTATCTGACTTTTTGCCAAAGCGTCCTGGTGATGCTGAATTGCGCATTATGAAAGAAATGTTTGAAGCATCAGTAGATGGTCAACCATATGACTTAGAGCGTTGGGGCAATTATTATCGTCCATATGGTCTAGCAGCACCAGAAGGTGTAACAACAGATAAACAAACAAGTGTAAATGATTCACATAATATATCTACACCTGTAAATACACCTGTGATGGATGATGAACCAGAAGCAACTACATCTCCAGTTGTAGTTCCTAAAGCAGCGGTTAGTACAGATAAAGCACAAGACATTCTAGCAATGATTCGTGCAAGAAGTGCTAAAACACAAGCCTAATAGGAAAATAGGGAACAACAGTTCCCTATCTTAAGGAGATCAACATATGACAATGCCAGACGAAAGATACCGTGCCATTAAGCAAGGTAAAAAACTATTAGAAGAACTATGTGATCCTGGTAAAACACCTAGGGTACCAAGCATAGTACGTGACAGGGCAAGAGGTGCACTACGTCATTATCCAAGCGATTATGATTTGGATGTCATGGCCACACAATGTCCCGATCTACTAGACAAACAACCATTTAGTGTGTACACTAACAATGTGCACAGATGATACATACAAACAAGAGAGAAATAGATGAAACCGTTCGATATAGGTAAATTTAGAAAAGAAATAACAAAGAGCATTGAAGGACTAAGCATTGGATTTAACGACCCCACTGATTGGATATCTACAGGAAATTTTGCACTTAATTATCTTATTAGTGGTGATTTCAACAAAGGCGTGCCTTTGGGTAAAGTTACTGTATTTGCTGGAGAAAGCGGTAGTGGAAAAAGCTTTATTTGTTCAGGAAATCTTGTACGACATGCACAAGAACAAGGAATCTATGTGGTGCTCATTGATTCGGAGAATGCGTTAGACGAAAAATGGCTACATGCATTGGGAGTAGATACAGATGAAAGTAAATTGTTAAAATTGAATATGGCTATGATTGATGATGTAGCAAAAACAATTACAAAATTTGTATCAGACTACAAAGCAATGCCGCAAGAAGATCGTCCTAAAGTATTATTCATTATTGATAGCTTAGGTATGATGTTAACACCTACTGATGTGAATCAATTTGAATCAGGTGATATGAAAGGTGACATGGGTCGTAAGCCCAAAGCACTAGCCGCGCTTGTTCGTAATTGCGTTAACATGTTTGGTAATTTGAACATTGGACTAGTTGCAACCAATCACACATATGCAAGTCAAGATATGTTTGATCCTGATGATAAAATTTCAGGTGGACAAGGCTTTATCTATGCAAGTAGCATTGTAGTTGCTATGAAGAAATTGAAACTAAAAGAAGACGAAGATGGTAACAAAGTAAGTGAAGTACGTGGTATTCGTAGTGCATGTAAGATTATGAAAACACGTTATGCTAAACCCTTTGAAAGTGTGCAAGTTAAGATTCCGTATGAAACAGGTATGAGTCCTTACTCAGGTTTGTTAGATATGATTGAGAAGGCTGAGCTTGTTAAAAAAGAAGGAAACAGTTTAGTGTACACAACACTAGATGGTGAAATCATTAAGAAGTTTCGCAAAGCATGGGAAGCAAATACAGATGGTTGTCTAGACAAGGTTATGGCTGAATATGGTCAAAGAGTAAATCCAGTTACAACCACCGAAGAAGTAGCAGAAGAGGTAAATTAAAATGAATGACTTGAGTTTTGTAGCAGAAGTATGGGATACATTAAGAACGCATATTGATTTAAATGATCGTGATGATGCGGCTGATTCATTAATTACGTTACTAATTGAAAACAACTATGAGCCAGATGATATCAAGGATGCTTTTCGCGGTGACAAAGATATTGGCATTGCACTAAAATATTATGCAGATCAGCATGATGTTGAAGAAGATTATGATGAAGAAGATGATTTGGACCATGACGAAGATTGGAACTAAATGTCTAATTGGTATACAAGGGTTAGCGGTGACTTATCGCTAATACCTGACTTCATTACTTACTATGAATCAGAATTGGCATTAGCTAAAAAAGATGTAAGTATACATGGCAATCTTGAAAAGAATATATCATCATTGCCGGGTATAACTGAACAACGATTTTATCAATTGCAAGAGATTGAGGCTGTACTTAATTATCTCAATATTCAATTAAGAAAGATTCGTAGAAAATGGTTTCAAAAATATCTAGAAGCATATAATAGGCAACTTACCAGCCGTGATGCTGAAAAATATGTAGATGGTGAACAAGAAGTGATTGATTACGAAACTCTAATCAATGAAGTAGCATTATTGCGTAATCGTTGGTTAGGTATCATGAAAGGTCTAGAGAGTAAGAATTTTATGTTAGGTCATAATGTAAGATTAAGAACTGCTGGGATGGAAGATATAACACTATGAGTATAACAATGAATTCACAAGGTATGGGTCTCAGTATCAGTAATGGTATTACATTATCTAGCCCGTCAACCAACCCCTTTAATTCTGGTATGATATTTTCATCACTAAACAGTGGATTGTTTACCAGTACTTATTCAAATCAAAGTAACGAGAATTATAAAAAATATGAAATATATGATTTGAATGAAGATTTATTAGTACTAAGTTGTGTGGCAAAAAGATTAAGAGAAACTAAACAAATTTATGCTCCAAATGATAACTATTTACTAGATCCTATGTTCTTTAGGGAAGTTTCAACCGAAGATAGAAACAAAGCTGAAATCATAAGAGA